ACTCTTAAAACTCCATCGGCATACTCATCTCTTCGTTTACGTCCCATTTGCTCATTAGCAAAAGCTTGAAGAGCTGTTTGGAACTTCTGGGTGTATATTTGCATATCTTGAGTATTTTTCAAGTATGAATATGCTTCAGACAAGACACCATATAATAAAACTTCTGGTGCGTTGTTAGAAACAAAAGTTGTTGTGCTTGTGCTACCAGATCCGTTACCTATTCTTTCTGGAGTTTCATCATACCACATCTCGACCGTATAAGCTAAATTAGGTGTGGGAGCCACCACTAACGTTTGATTATCCCAATTGGCCCAATATTTAGGCTCTCCTGTAAAATTAGAATCTGTAGTAGATCTTTCTACGGCAAACTCATCAATAAATGTAGTATCTACTTGTTCTAGCCAAACAATAGTGCCATCACTTTTATGTAGTTGTAAACCTCTTGCAAATCTAAAACCACCCTCTGGCCCTGATACATCTAAAAAAGAATTGTTGGCCTCAAAAGTAGTGGTTGCATATCTTCTTTGTGCGTCTGTATCTATTAA